ATAGTTATAGAGTATTCTAGCACACTTAGTAGAACAAACCAAAGTATCGTACCTCGTAGGCTCTGAGCCTCTGCCGTAGCCCGTAGGCTCTCCGCAGTTCTGACAGGTAGTGCCTTTGCTCTGCTTCTCCTCCTCTGCTATTAGATTATTAAGGGCGTCTGATAGTATCTCGCCTAGTTTGTCGTATGCCTTGCGTTCTTCTTCTCTAGTCATTTTTAATCTCTCCATATTTTATTTGAGTCAACCACATATTGTAACTCTCTAATTTTTTGCTCGTGTGAGTGTCCGACCTCGATATCAAAATTATTATCATCAAAGCCCGAATCCCAACCAACAATTTTCTTTAGTTGCTCAACATTTGATTTTAGAATAGTCATTGATTCTTGCAGGTCTTTAATCTGCATTCTTAGGCTGTTATTCTCACACCAAAGGTCATTGTCTCTGCCCTCTGATAGTGCACTTTCAATCATATCCTCAACATCATACTTATCTATTATTTCAATTGATTTCATTTTATTTATCCTTATATTATTATAGTGTTTGTTCTTGTACTTCTATTGTATATCCTAACGCTTTAATATTATTTATAGCGTAGCTCGTAAGCGTCTTAGTTTCTGTGAGTCTTGCGAAAGTCTTCGCCTTATCACACACAGGATATATTTTATCAGTCCCAAAAACATTTTTAATTTTTACTGTGATTGTCATTTTATTTTTCCTTATATTTTGGCTTTTTCTCATCAGTACCGCCTTCAGCCTTGGCAATAGACACCCCGAAGGGTGTTTCGATTATTATTTGTTTAAAAGTTTGTCTATTTTATTTCTTAAAAAACCAACTGGGTTATTAGTGTCTTGAACTTGACTATATAATTGACTATCAAAAGTTTGAATAATCTCAACTAAAAGTTTTCTCATTTCTGTATGCTCTTTTAATTTCTCTTGATTTACTTCTGTAATTATTTTTTCTATTTCTGCTTTTGTCATTTTATTTATCCTCTTATTAGTTGTGTTCCACTATGTGAAACCTGTTATTAAATTGCCTTTCTTTGTAACTGCCTTAATTATAATCATAAATGCAACTAAAATTATGACTTTTTTTTAATAATTTCATAATATGAAAAAATACTCTAATCGTCCCAAATTCGCCCATATTTGGACGATTGTCTTTTACCCTAGTGATTATATTACTCACCCAATAATAATTGATTTTACTTTCTGAGCCATTATTTTTCTCTACCCTCGTATACCTAGTGCTTAAAGATAATCTCTTAAATACGGGCTATTCTTGAGCCTTACAGCTAACCTGTTGTATTTCCTCAACAAATACTATGGTTTGTTGTGTCTTTGCAACAAGTCTGTTGTATTTATACCACAGTATATTAAGTCTCACATAATGAGACAAGTGTTTCACATAATGAAACTACTGTTACAAATATTCTCACTCACGCCCTCTTTCTTCTCAAATTCTCTCAAGTTCCAAATAGTGAGACTTAGTCCCTTAAGATTTCAGCTTAGTCCCTTACTTAGTCCCAAGATTCTTCAGCTTAGTCCCAGCTTAGTCCCAATTATCACTTATGCAACTTTTGTGGTATTTATACAACACATAGGGAGGGACACCCCAAGTGGTTCTTATAATTTTAAATTTAGGTTCACTCGCAGATTGGAGGGAATTTGGGAAAAATAGTTATTTATTAGAGTAATTCTAGGTGCGGGGAGGGACTTAAGACTTTATTTAGTGTTTACTATTGACATTCATCGAAAAGTATGCTATAATATTACTATAGATTAAAAAAAAGATTCACCTAAAAAGGCTTCTCTTAGAAATAACCTTTTATTATCATTCTAATTACCATTTTAGTTGAAACTATAGTATCACTAAGGAGCTAAAATGAGTAAAAAGAATAGAGGTTCACCAAAGTTATACAAAGGTATGCCGTCTTTAAACCCAAACGGTAGACCAAAAGGTAGTGTCAATAAGTATACAGCCTTAAGCAGAGAGTTAATGTCTGCAAAAGGTCCTGAGATTGTACAGAGAGTTATAGACTTAGCACTCGAAGGTGACAGGACTTGTCTTAAAATGTGTATGGATAGAATTCTACCCACAACTAAGGCAGTAGAGTTAAGGTCACAAGAAGGTAAGGGCAATGTTGTAATTAATGTTGGTGGTCTTACTGAGAAAGTAATAAGTGAAGATAATAAAAAACCTTTAGAGTATGAAGAAGGTGTAATAATCTCAGAAGAGAAAATAGACGAGACTATTATAAAGATAGGTAAAGGGGATGAGTAGAGAGTTAGATGTCTCGCTACACCCGGCTCAGTTAGAAATCTTTAATAGTACAGCAAGATTTAAAGTAGTAAGTGCGGGAAGACGCTTTGGTAAATCTAGGTTAGCAGCTTGGATATTAATTATTAAAGCACTACAGTCGGAAGATAAGGATGTCTTTTATATAGGTCCTACCTTCCAACAAGCTAAAGATATTATGTGGGGTATGCTGAAGGAATTACTTCAGGATACAGATTTAATAGAACAGACCCACGAGAATACAGCTACGATGACTCTAGTCAACGGTAGAAAGATTAGCTTAAAGGGAAGTGACCGACCAGATACTCTGAGGGGCGTGGGACTTGCTTATGTCGTCCTAGACGAATATGCTTCGATGAAGGTAGAGGTGTGGGAACAAATTATAAGACCTACGCTTGCAGATGTAAAAGGTGGTGCGTTATTTATTGGTACGCCCGCAGGTAAGAATCACTTCTACGATATATGGAAAGAAGCGGATGAGGATAAGAATGAAGATTGGGAAGCCTTCCAATATAATTCTACAGATAATCCGATATTAGACCCTGAAGAGATAAAAGTTGCTAGGGAGACTATGTCTACCCAAGCCTTCAGGCAAGAATTTGAAGCTAGTTTTGTCTCTTTTACTGGTGGTATATTTAAACAAGACTGGATAAAATATGACACAGAAGAGCCGAAAGAAGGTAACTATGTTATTGCGGTTGACCCGGCTGGCTTTGAAAAGGTTGAAAAGGAACGTGGTCTTAAAGGGAGTAAACTGGATGAAACAGCTATATCAATCGTTAAAATTAATAATGATGAGTGGTGGGTCAAAGATATACTCCACGGCAGATGGAATATTAAACAGACTGCTTCTAAAATATTACAGGCTGCAATTCAAAATCAAGCAACGATTGTCGGAATAGAATCCGGAGCGTTAAAAAACGCTATCTTACCTTATCTAGAAGATGAAATGAGGTCACAAGGTAGATGGGTAGTTATAACAGATGTAACCCACGGTGGTAAGAAGAAAGCAGATAGAATTACTTGGGCTCTACAAGGTAGAATGGAGCACGGAAAGATTTCTTTTAATAAGGGAAATTGGAATAGAGACTTTGAATCACAGTTGTTAGAGTTCCCTACAAGCGGAACACACGACGATATGGTGGATAGTCTTGCGTATATAGACCAAGTTTCAGTAGCAGACTTTATGCACACTATAGAGATTGATGAGGATTGGCAACCTTTTGATGAAGTAGCTGGATATTAATAAAAAGGATATAAATGGCAAATTACGATTCAGAAAAAGATTATAGAGCTCTATCTCAATGGTTATCCGGTAGACTAGAAAACTGGAGAAACCATAGAGACAATAACTATCTAAAGCAATGGGACGAATATTACCGTCTATGGCGTGGTATGTGGACCTCAGAGGACCAAAACCGCAAGTCAGAAAAATCTAAGATTATTACTCCTGCTTTACAACAAGCAGTAGAAGCTAGTGTCGCAGAGCTCGAAGAGGCTACATTTGGCAGAGGAAAATGGTTTGACATACAAGATGATATGTTAGACCAAAATAAACAAGACGTAGAGTATATACGCAACCTCCTACAGGAAGATTTAGAGGGAGCAGGATGTAAAGATGCTCTATGTGAGGTATTTCTTAATGGTGCAATATATGGCACGGGTATTGCTAAGATTATTACCGAAGAGAAAACAGAGAGAAGACCTGTAGAAGTCCCTGTAGAAGGAACACTTACAACAGTAAGACAGATAGAAGACTATGTTACTGTAGATGTTAAGGTAGAGGCAGTATCTCCTAAAGAATTTATTATTGACCCTAGCGCTAATACTATTAATGAGGCATTAGGAGTCGCTCACGAGGTATATAAGCCGAGATATGTCTTATCTGAGGGTATGGATAAGGGTATATACAGAGAAGTCGATATATCGGCAGATACGGACGTCGTACAGGTAGGATATGACCCTGAATATATTCAAAAGGACGCTTCAGACCAAATTAAAATCTGTGAGTATTGGGGTAAAGTTCCTAGAAAGTTCTTAAACTCTAAAATTGACACAGATGATTTTGAATATGATGAAGATGAGCTAGTAGAAGCTGTAGTTACTCTAGCTAATGACTCTCATATACTAAGAGCTGAAGAAAATCCGTTTATGATGGTCGACAGACCGTTTGTAAGTTATCAGCACGACATCGTCCCAAACAAATTTTGGGGTAGAGGTGTTTGTGAGAAAGGGTATAATCCACAAAAAGCATTAGATGCAGAAATGAGAGCAAGAATTGACTCTCTAGCATTGACTACAACTCCAATGGTAGCCGCAGACGCTACTAGACTACCGCGAGGCATCAAACTAGAGGTGCGTCCCGGTAAAACTATCCTTACTAATGGAGACCCAAGACAGGCTATTATGCCTCTCACATTAGGTCAGACCGACCAACATACCTACAATCAGGTTGCCTCGTTGCAAAATATGATTCAGATGGGTACTGGAAGTGCTGATATGGGTGTTCCGGATAGAGCCACTTCAAGTGGTATGTCTATGGTTCAGTCTGCAAGCATTAAGAGACAGAAACGTACTCTTATGAACTTCCAAAATACATTCCTCATACCTATGATTAATAAGGCGATGTGGAGAAAGATACAATTTGACGTAGACAGATATCCTGTTACTGATTATAAGTTCGTCCCTTACTCTACTATGGGTATTATGGCTAAAGAGCTTGAAATGCAGCAAATGGTACAAATGCTCCAGTCAATTCCGAAAGACTCTCCAGCTTTCAATGTCCTGTTGTTAGCTATCTTTCAGAACTCTAGTATCCATAATAGAGACCAAGTGGTACAATCACTTATGCAAGGTTTCCAGCCGAATCCTGAACAACAACAGATGCAACAAATGGCTCAAGAACTGCAAATTCAACAGTTACAAGCTGATATACAGAAGACATTAGCAGAAGCACAGGAAGAACAAGCTAAGGCTATGAAGCATCAAGCAGACGCAGGGTCATCACAGCCACAGAATGAGCTAGATGTCCAAGAGAGGATTATGGAACTACAGAAGAAAATGATGGAGCTAGAAAAAATGAAGGCTGATATTGAAAAGCAGTATTCAGAGACAGCTAGAAACATACCTGAAATAGAACACCTACAATCGGAGACAGCATTAAATTATGCAAACGCAGCTAGACGACCAAACTAAACAGTTTTATAGGGCTAGACAAGATTTAATAGAGCAAGACGGATGGAGAGACTTAGTTGAAGAGCTAAAAAATCTCGAAGAAATCTATAATAAATTAGACTCAATAGAGTCTGAAAAAGACCTTTGGTTCTCTAAAGGTCAGTTGTCAATTTTAAGGCAAGTAATTTCTTTAGAAACGGCAACTAAACAAGCGGTGGAAGAACTAGACATATAGCCCCACCATTTTTAACTTCATAACCCAAATGGGCGGAGAATAACAATTATGAGTAATATAGTAGTGGACGCTGAGGCGCAAGTACCAGCAGATGTAGAAATTTCAAATGTAAATGACAGTACGATAACAGACACAACAGCAGAAGAAGCTATGGACCAAGTAGCTGAGGCAGTAGATGCCTCGGAAGCCACAGAAAGTTCAGATATGCCTTCTAAGTTTGCCGGAAAGTCAACACAAGAAATTATAGATAGTTATACTAACCTCGAAAAGGAGCTTGGACGTAAAGCCCAAGAAGTTGGAGAGCTAAGAAAATTATCAGATAGTTTCCTACAAGCTGAGGTAGCGAGAACAAAGCAAAATCCACAAGATAACACTCCATTAGAAACTAAAGATAATGATGTAGATTTTTTCGATGACCCTAATAAAGCGGTCAACGATATGATTGAAAATCACCCTAAGTTTCAAGAGTTTCAACAGTTTCAAGCTCAACAAGCACAAGCAGGAGCTGAAGCAAGGTTGAAACAAACACATCCTGATTTTACTGATGTTATAAAAGATACAGCATTTCAGGAATGGGTACAAGATAGTCCGATTCGTATGCAAATGTTTCAAGCGGCTGACGCTTATAATTTTGATGCGGCTAACGAGTTACTGACCAACTGGAAAGACAGGTCTATGATTAGTAAGACGCAAGAAGTCAAAGAGAAAGCGGAAGTAGAAAGAAAAGAAGCGCTTAAAGCAGGAACAGCAGAATCGAGAACATCTTCAGGCTCAGGCAAAGGAGGTAAAACGTTTAGACGTGCTGACCTAATTCGCTTAAAAATGGAAAACCCTAATCGGTATGAGTCATTACAAGATGAAATATATGCGGCTTATGCTGAAGGTAGGGTTGTTTAATAAAATGCTAATATAACTTATAGGAGTTAATTGAAATGGCAAATATGACAATCACGACCGCAGCGGCGTTCATTCCTGAAATTTGGAGTGATGAAGTTGTTGCGACGTATAAAGCAAACCTTGTTGCGGCTAATCTAGTTCGTAACCTAAACCACGCAGGTAAAAAAGGCGATACTATCCACATCCCAACACCGGGTCGTAACGCTGCAAGTGCAAAAGTTAAAGACGCTACTGTTACTTACGTTACTGATACAGCGACTGATACAGCAGTAGTTATTGACAAGCACTTTGAGTGGTCAACTCAAATTGAAGATATTGCAGAGCTTCAGGCATTAAATTCAATGAGAAAATTCTACACCGATGATGCTGGCTACGCTTTGGCGAAGCAAGTTGACTCTCAAATCATTACTGACCTAGATGGTGCTTCTGCACTAACTGGGGGTAATACTGTAATTACAGGTGTAACAGATTGGGACGCTTCTATCCTAGTAGGATTGGAAGCTCTTAACGATAACGACGTTCCTCTAGAAGGTCGTTCTCTAGTTGTTACTCCTTCTTGTATGACTGCACTAATGACTGAAGAGCGCTTTACTGAGCAGCAGTTCATTGGTGATGGTAATGCAATTAAGACAGGTAAAATCGGTCAAATCTACGGCGTAGACGTTTATATGTCTACTCAAGTAGGTACTGGTAATACTGAGAAGGCGTTCTTATTCCAAAGAGACGCTCACGTCTTAGCAACTCAACAAGCGGTTCGTACACAGACACAGTATAAGCAAGAATATCTTGCAGATTTATTTACTGCTGATACTGTTTATGGTACTAAGGTTATTCGTCCGGGTTCTATCCAAGAACTTACGTCGTAAGTTTAACCACGGAGCTCTCCTCTTTATGGGGAGAGTTTCACATTAAACTTAGGAGAGAGAGTGCTATGAAATTAAGTAGAAGAAAGAGATGGGCTTTAGCGGTATTACGAAGAATTAGGAGATTGTAAACAATGGCTATTGATAGAGGTTACGGAATTGCTACATCATCAGTATTAGCTGACAGTTATGACTTAGATGCTCTAATTGCAGATACTGAAGCTGCCAAAGTTGCCGCACAAACAGCGCAAACTAACGCAGAGACGGCAGAAACAAACGCTGAGACAGCAGAAACTAACGCTGCCACTAGTGCTACAGCAGCAGCCGCTAGTGCCGCAAGTATAACAGGAGATGAAGCATCAGCAGCCGCTAGTGCTACAGCAGCCGCTAATAGTGCAACTGCAGCAGCTACAAGTGCAACTTCAGCTCAGACAGCTCAAACTGCGGCTGAGACTGCAGAAACTAACGCTGAGACTGCAGAAACTAATGCTGAAACTGCAGAGACTAACGCTACTACTCAAGCTACTAACGCAGCTTCTAGCGCTACTGCCGCTTCTAATAGTGCTTCTAGTGCATCTAGTTCAGCATCTACTGCTACATCACAGGCAAGTGCTGCTTCTAGTTCAGCATCAGCCGCATCAACATCAGAAACTAACGCTTCAAGTTCAGCGTCAGCAGCCGCTACAAGTGCAGCTAGTGCCGCAGGTTCAGCTACAACAGCTACTAATGAAGCGAGTACAGCAACTACAAAAGCTAGTGAAGCATCAACTTCTGCTACTAACGCAGCATCTTCGGCTACCACAGCAACAACACAGGCTTCTAGTGCTTCTACAAGCGCTACATCAGCCGCCGCAAGTGCCGCCGCAGCAGCAGCCTCAGCAGACGCATTCGATGATACCTATTTAGGTGGTAAGGCTAGTGACCCATCAGTAGATAATGATGGTGATGCACTAACAGAAGGCGATATGTACTTTAACACTACATCGGATAGGATGAAAGTCTATACCGGTAGTGCTTGGACAGAAGTATCAGTAGACCCATCAACAGTAGTAACTAAGACATCAGCCACAGGGTCAGGTGCACTTCCCGCAGGTACAACAGCACAGAGAGATGGCTCACCTTCTGCTGGTTTCATTAGATTCAACACAACAGATACGAGTGCTGAGATTTACGATGGTTCAGCTTGGACAGCAGTAGGTGGTGGTAACACTACAGACAAAGGTTTGTACGAACACGCACATACCATATCAGCTAACTATAGCATAACAAGTGGCAACAATGCTTTAACTGCTGGTCCGATTACAATCAACTCAGGAATTTCAGTTACGATTCCAACGGGTTCAACTTGGGTGATAGCATAATGAGTAAAGTTAAAATACAAGGACACGCTTCAGGAACAGGGGTACTGACTATAACTGCTCCGAATACGAGTACAGACAGAACGATAACATTACCCGACACAACAGGTACTTTGTTAGATGAGAACTCTAGCGTACCAGCAGCTAACCTAACAGGCACAGTTGCAGATGCTAGGATTTCAGTTTTAACAGCTTCTAAATTAACTGGTGACTTACCAGCTATTAGTGGTGCTAACTTAACTGGATTAACTGCATCAGAAGCTGGCAATGCTGCTTTTCAGGCAAGAAGCAATGCGGGTTGGTCAACAAAAGGAAATGGTACACAACTTATATTTAATGGTGAAAACTTTGATACTGATAGCGTATATAACACATCAACAGGATATTTTGTAGCACCCTATACAGGAGTTTATTACTTTTATGCTGCAATTTATGTGGGTTGGAGTGATAGTACCCACGGATATTATTTTGCTAAAAATGGAAGTGTTACTGATGTTCACGGATACGGAAATCAATATGGAGTTTATCATCAACAAAGTGATTCTAGCGATATGATGATTTCAATGCAAACAGTTATAAATTTAACAGCTAATGACACTATAACTATTAAAGCTGGAACGCAAAGTGATTTTTTTGGCGAAGCCTCTTATTGGGGTGGATTTAGACTTAAATAGGAATAGATATGAATTATTTAGAATTAAAAGTGTGGAACAAAAATCACAGTACAGTTTGGAAAGAAATAGTTTCTCGCTTCGGACAGTCTGAATATGACGATGAAACAAAACGAGCTGCACATATGGAAACACTTAAAGCTGAATGGGATGCTAAAGACTATGCTAGAAAACGCAAAGCTAAATATGACTTACTTAATCAAGACGAAATGCGTTTTGACGATACAAAGAATTCAACAACAACTTGGGTAGATGCTATTGATGCTATCAAGTCTGAGTTTCCAAAACCATAGGAGTAACGAATGGCAATAACAATTAGTGGCGGTGGAATTACAACCAACGAAATACTAGACAACACAATTACTGCTAGTGACATTAACTCAGCAGTAGAGTTAGGTGGTCCAAGTCTAGGTACTTCGAGTGTGATTAGAACCAATGCCCAAACAATAAGCGAGAACATAACCATTCCTAGTACATCTAATGGGATGAGTGCTGGTCCAATAACAATCGCTGATGGGTACACAGTTACTGTCAACGGAAACTGGAGTGTGGTATGAGTACATTAGAAGTCAAAGCAATACAAGCACCAACTGGCTATGATTTGCAGATGCCAGCTGGTCATATATTACAAGTTGTTAATTATGACCACAGTACTATTTTTACAACAACATCACAAACATACGCAGATACAGGAATAGAAGCTACTATTACACCTTCTAGTGCTTCAAGTGATATTTTAATATTAGTAACTGTTCCTATAAGAAAACACAATACTTCAAGTAATGACTCGTCTGGACACTTACAACTTGTCCGAGGCAGCACAGCACTACAAGAATTTGGTAAATATGTAGCTTGGAATAATATAGTAAGTGTGTATAACCAAGAAACTGTGTCTTTTTGTTATAAAGATAGTAGTGCTAATACTACTTCTGCTACAACATATAAAGTACAACTTAAAACAAATGTTAGTAGTAGTGGGGTAAATTCTTGTCACGATTCTGCAATGGCATCAATAACACTTATGGAGATAGCGGGGTAAATTATGGCATCAAAAATTAAAGTAGACCAATTAGAAACCGCAGATGGCACAGGCACTATAGTTTTACAGAATCAACTATCGGGAATGACGAGTGCGAGTATGCCTACAGGTGCTGTGTTACAGGTAGTTCACGGAATGAGCGAAACACAAGTAAATACTACATCAAATAGTAATGTAAGTACAGGTATAACTGCAACAATTACTCCTTCTAGCACATCAAGCAAAATATGGATTATAAGTAAATTTACTGGTAGAGGAAGTACATCTACAGATACATTATCATCTATATATAGAGGCACAGTTTCAGGTACTAATTTAACTGGTAACGCTTCTACTAAATATAACAACCAAAGTTCTGAGCCTTCAGATTTAGTTAATACACATCTTGATTCACCAAATACAACATCAGCAACAACATATACAGTAGCCTTTAAATCGAGTGTCAATGGGCAAACTTCAATTGCTAATGATGCAAGCACAGAAGGAACAATAACACTTATGGAGATAGCGGGATGATTTTTAATTTAATTTTAACAGGAGCAAGAAATGGCAAATGAGATGACAACAGTCGATGCCCTTCAATCTTTAAAGCCAAACGCTGAATGGGTATTGAGAGGTGACGAATTAGAGTGGCTGGACAGTAAACAAACTGAACCCACAGCAGACGAACTAGCAGCAGAGGTTACAAGACTTCAAGGTGTCTATGATGGTAACGCATACCAAAGAACAAGGGCAACTGCCTATGCAGAAATCAAGGAGCAGTTAGACCAACTGTACCACGATATGACTGCTGGTAAGTTAGATGCAACAGGTGAGTGGCACAAGGCTATTAAAGCTGTTAAGGATGCCAATCCTAAACCATAAGGAGTAAATAATGCCAACAGAGATTAGTGGCTCAACTGGAGTCAACAAAATACAAGACGGAACAGTAGTTGCTGCTGATTTAGCTAGTAGTCTTGGTGACAACACTCCATCATTTAAAGTGTTAGCAACAGATGGCACAAGTATAGCAAACGCTACTTGGACAAAAGTTACTTTTGGAACAGAAGTGTGGGATACAGACAATGCATTTGCATCAAATAAATTTACAGTTCCTAGTGGCAAAAACGGAAAGTATCAATTTCATTTCAGAGTCAAGATGAGTGGTATAGATGATAATGAATATATTAGAGCGCACTTATACAAAAATGGCACTAGAGTAGAAGCCTCAGGAAATGAGTTTCATAGTCCGGGTAATGATTTACAAGTTCCAAGTCAAGGTTTTTATGCTTTAAGTTTAGTTGCTGGCGATTATATTGAACTATGGTGTTACCACAATGAAGGTGGAACTAGAACTATGTTTGGTGGAACTAATGAAGCTACTTCAGATGCTTCTTATTTACAAGCAGTTAGGTTAATAGGAGTATAAGATGAGTACAATAAAATCAAGTGACGAACATCTAACACTAAACGCTGATGGTTCTTCTAAGGATATAAAGTTCCAAGCCAACGGAGTAGAGAAAGCGAGTATCAGTTCTGCTGGTGCGTTTACTTCTACTACAATTGTTGCGACCAAGCTGACAGGTAATCTTCCAGCAGTAAATGCTTCGGCTTTGACTAATCTTACAGCAGCTAATCTAACAGGAGCTTTGCCAGCTATTAGTGGTGCTAACTTAACTGGTGTTGGTGGAAATTTAAAAACAATAACAGCAGTAACTACTAATGGAGGTAGTTTTACTGAAAGTGCTGGAAATAACAAAACATCGGGTTCGGGTTTTACAATAACAACAGGAGCAGACACAAATAGAATAGCAGTTCATCTTGGTTTCTTTTCTATGGTATATGATAGCAATGGAGCTGCACCTTACGGATTTAATTCTATTCATTTTCACAGCAGTATGAATGCTAATGAAACTCCTTCAGGAGCTGTTATTGTTCCTGAAATGAGTTATTTTGGACAACACGCTTTTTATAGTACATCATCAAGACACGATATTTACAACAATCATAGCTTACACGGAATTGCAACAGTTTCGCCAAGCACTACTTACTATATTCAGCTTTGTGTAAGAAGAGGACAATATTCTGATTATATAAATGTCAATGAACCTACAGGCTTTATTATGGAGTACGCACAATGATAGATAACACATTTTTAAGAGCAGCAATAAATTTAGGTGGTATGAGCAGTTGCTTAGGTGAAACTTATTCGGGAATAAAATGGATAGGAGATTCACCAGCCTTTACAGAGGAAGAACTCAATACTGAAATAGCTAGGATTAAAACAGAATATACCTCTCAAGAATATTCAAGAAATAGAGAAGCTGAGTACCCATCAATAGGCGACCAGCTAGATGACATATACCACAATGGTATTGATGCTTGGAAGGCTACGATTAAGACAACTAAGGATAAATATCCTAAACCATAATGTCTGACAGACTGCGTAACAATGTAATAGCTGGGTTTATAGTTGTAGCTTTTTGGATAGTGTTTGTAGTGCCAGTAATGGCTGCTGAACCTATTGTTACAGATTCGACAAGTGTTGTTACAACAAATGGTACGCAGACAACTAAGGTAGAAAGCCCGCCACCTAGTGCAATAGCACCTCAGTTTGGTAGTGGTAACACCTCAGATTTATGTACGATTAGTTCTAGTGGTTCAGTACAGACACAGATACTCGGACTATCAGTAGGAACAACGTACACAGAAGATAATTGCCTTAGACTCAAGAAGGCACAAAAGCTGTATAACTTTGGTATGAAAGTAGCAGCAGTTAGTGTGATGTGTCAAGACCCTGATGTATGGGAAGCGATGATGTCAGCCGGAACACCTTGTCCTATTGACGGACTTATAGGACAAAAAGCAAAGGATGCTTGGGCTGTACACACAGATACAATACCAATGCCACCGGAGGAAGATGAAATTACTGCACAAGAAAAACGTGATAAGGCTCTTAGCATTATGGGTACTGTTGCCGCAGCTTTCATACTCTTCTAGCTATACCTTTGGATACACAGGTAACGCAGCAGTAGATGGCTTAATATGGGGTATGACGTCAGACACACTAGGAGTTAGTGTAGAAGATGGATTAGACATAAGTGGTGTTATCTATAATTATAAGGTAACAAAAGAAGCCGGAGATGAGTACATAGTCACAGTACAGAATAAAGATGTAGACGGTGGTTATATCTTTCAAGATACGCAAGACTGGACCGATGGCACAGGTATGAAGATACAAAGACTTGTACCTCTACCATACACACCAGTTAGTCAGTTCGGTGAAGGTTCTATACAAACTACTGGCATAGGTACACTAGAAGATGCAAAAGTGGTTTATATGTACAGGTTTGATAAGTGCTTTGACCCGCAGAATGACGAGAGTTGTCCGGGTTATGTTGAGCCGATGCCGGTTATACCTAAGATAGAAATATATGATGCACTTGATGATGACG